ACAAAATCTAATTTTGCAAGTAGTAGACACAGTGACAGCACTGTTCAAAAGAATTACGCAATTGTAACACATATTGGGGTGTCCTATCATGAATGGTCCTTTTACACAAACTTATCAATATATTATTTATGAAACGCTATTACAGCACGCCCATATCAGAGCTAGACATATCGAAAGTTGCTATGAACAGGGTGTCCTCTAATTTGAAGAGAATAGTCGATGGAACAACTGAGGTGTTTACGAGCCCTATATTACAGTCCTTCAGTCCAGAAAGTGTCCTAGAAGGTTGGGACAAGCTTTTCGAACTAAACTCAATTGTTTTAGAAGATAATCTTATAGATATTGAGAAGTTAAATCGTTCCAAGTGGGGCCCGAGTTCTATTGCAGCACCGTGGTCGGAGCGTAAGGAGGATTTCTACTCCAGTTTTGGAGATTCAGATGTCGGCATGGATCTTAGAGCCATTCAGAGCCGGCCTTATATCCTTAGGCCAATATCAGTTGAGAACGCTATCCGGTACTTGAAGAATACTACCAGTGCAGGACTTCCTTTCATGGAAAAGAAGGGTAGGGTGAAGGCCATCGTCTTGGGTGTCTTTGACAAATTACTCAAAGCATTGTACCCGGCCATATTATATACGCGCACTCAGTTTGGAGGAAAGACTCGAGATATAGTTTGCCCTGGAATTGCAGACATAATCGAAGAGACTAGATTCTATAGACCTTTACTTGAGTTCCAAAGATCCCTACCATGGCGTAAAGCTCTAGGCAGACCTGAGTCTATTGACGCTGCTATTACAGAATTGATACAGAAGGCAATCGAACTTGATTTATTCATAGTCTCTATAGACTTTAAAAACTATGACAAAACTATTAAGGGTGGTTTACAATTCTCTGCGTTTGAATACATAAGAAGCTTGTTCCAGAAGCAGTATCATAAACAAATTGATGCAATTGCATATCGGTTTAAAACCATACCTATTGTTACTCCAGATGGTATTATTCATGGTCCACATGGTGTGCCATCAGGGTCTACTTTTACGAATGAAGTTGACTCTATCGTCCAGTATCTGGTGGCTTTAAGTTGCAAGGTGGTAGAATTCATTAACCTTTGCCAAATTCAAGGAGATGACGCTGTGTATTTGACATCCGATCCTGAAGAGCTATTTAGCTGTTTTGCTAAATATGGACTTGAAGTAAGTAGGGACAAGACTATTGTAGCTAAAGACTACGTAGTATATTTACAGTGTTTATATCACAAACATTACATGAGAGAAGGGAAATTCGTTGGAGTATATCCTACCTACAGAGCTTTAGGTAAGATAATCTATCTCGAAAAGTTCGAAAAGTTCGAAGATGATGGAATAAGCGGTGCGGACTACTTTGCAATACGCACCATTTCTATTTTAGAAAATTGTAAGCACCATCCTCTACATAGAGAACTTGTGAAGTATGTTTACTCATTGGACAAATACTCACTTAAATATAGCGACCAAGGCTTAATGAATTATATGTCTAGAATTCATAAGCAAGAGGGGAAAGATATTTCTTTCAAGAACTGGCAATATGGTAACGACTTAGGTGGTATCAATGAGTTCGAGACTGT